TCTTCTCTGCGATTGCAGACCGGATTTCTCCAAGGAAAGTCTGCATCTCATCCCGCTGCACGAATACGGAACGCTCCTCATAGTTCATCTCTTTCCATCTCTTCATGGTTCTAATCTCCTTCTGCGGTGCTACCGCTTCTCTTTTTTCTTCCGCCGGCGCTTCTGTCTCCGGCTGTTTCTCTTCGATCTCGGCAAGCTCTCTCTCAAGCTTGTCAACTTCTGCTTCAAGATCAGTAACAGCCTTTTCAGCCTCAGCTCTTTCTGTCTCAAAAGCATCAATTGCTTCCTGCACGGTAGCACGTTCTTCCTCTGTTTCGGCTTCCTCGATGCTCTGTGCAAGTTCTGCCTCTCGGGTCTTAAGTGCTTCCATCTTCGCTCTTGCCTCTTCCAGAGACTTCTGAGCAGTGCGGAGTTCCTTGCCCTTCATCAGACTTCTCAATGCCATTATTCGGCACCTCCTTCTAATTTTTTGTGCATTTCTGCTTTCCATGACTCCAAACGCCGCTTGTTTATCTCTTCCAGGTCTCGAGCCCTTGCAGAGATTGCGGTTTCTTCATACGCTGGAAACGTACAGGCAGAGCACTCAAAAAGCTCGATATCCTTAATTGTCCAATGGACACTCCCATCCTCTCGGTAATCGGTTTCCTCGCTGATGATATTGAATCCAATGGAACACTGATTAACATCCCCACGCTTCACACGGGCATATAGGTTCATTGCATCCTGATCGTTCGGATTGATCTGGATTTTTCCCCATAAACCGTGCTCATCCTGTCGGATTTCAAAGGTGTGTGCCGATGTCCGACCAAGTACAAGCGTGGTATCATGGTTAATCAGGGCCCGGATATCTCCTGCCAATGAGCTTGTGAAAGCTCCCGGTGCTATGCTTTCAGACATTCCCATGCCTAAGTCATAGTTGCTATTAAAAACGGCGAAGTACCCTTCAATTGTGAGTGCGTCACCGTCTTCTCTCGTTTGGAATTCTGTTGCGGCAGTTCGGAGCTGCCTATTCTCTCGATTCATTACTTATCCTCCTGTTGTATCAGCTTCTTCTGAAGCGCTGACATATCCCATGGTATGTAGTTCTCCAGCACCTTCAGCTCGTCCAGTCCTTCTCTCGGACTTAAACCAAGCTTATCCCGCACCTCATTTCCATCTACATATCCACGATCACCGAGTGCGCAGAACACGCTGGAGATTGTCTGAAGATCCCAATCAAGCAAGGACATGATATTGAATCTCACATACCATTTAGGAGATATAATCAACTTGCGCGTCATTTCCTGCTGGATGCCCATCACGATGGACTTCAGTTGCGTATTGATAAAGTTGTTCCATTCCTTCTGGTTGTAATCTCCAGCACCCAAAAGGAAAGCCGGTACTCCAAGGATGGATGCTACTGTCTGCTTGTCTATCTTCACCGTGTCAGCCATTGCCAGATCATCCAGGGAAAGAGGCTTAATCTGCTCCACCTGGAATTGCTCCGCAGGGATTACCCACGGCTGACCGGGTTCCGCCGGCTTCATGTAACTGTCAATCAGCCTCTGGCGGCCTTCTGCGCTTGCAAACTCCTCCGTAAGTGCGTCAACCTTTACCACAAGGCTCGGCTTGTATTCAGACCGGAAAAAGGCTTTCTCCGTCTTCCGGGCCTGTGCGAGATTTCCGATCAGATCTGAAAGGATCACGCGGAAGCCTCTGCCTTTCCAGAGGTATGTGGGATCTGTGTTGATCCGGAAGTGGAGCACATCATCCTTGTCATATGCCTTACCATTGACATTAACCACATAGTCATTAACTCCCACCGGAGTAAAGCTGACCATGCTCGCCGGAATCGGTTCCAGACTTCCAAGGTATCCGTCATGCGTATTGACCTGCACAATGGAATTGCCGTCACCATAGAGCAACAAGTTCATCACGATTGCTTCGATGAAAGTCTTCCGCGTCATTGACGGATTCGGGTTAATGTCCAGCTTCGCAGAGAGTTCGTTGACAATCCGCTTGTCACCGCTCTCCGTGTTTTCCATGATGTGAATGGTCAGCATACCGACCAGCTCCGCGATTCTCCGGCAAGCCGTTACAACCTCCGGATTATCCGATAGCCTTGTGTATCCAGCCGGACAGCAGTCAGAGCTGCCAAGCCACAAGCCGACACTGCTTCTTTTTTGCTTTCTCTTAAAAATGCTCATAGCTTAGTCCCACCAGCTCCTTTTGCTCTTTCTTCGCTCAAAATCATTTAAATATCGCACACATGCGAATACCGAAGCATCAAACAGGTCTATCCTTTGCTCCGGCATAACCTTTTCATATTGGATCATGTCATCCGTCTTTTCTATGGCCCGGACATTCTGTACGCAATACTCATAAGCGTCTGAGTGCAAGTAAAAAAGCCGGCCATCTTTTGCCGACTTTTCTATGTGCCGGAATCCTTCCGACTTCAGGTAATAATACTGTGGCTGATCTATTATATTGAACTTTGCCTTTTTCATCTCGACAAAGTATTCACGAGCGAACTTCCGGTCATGCCCGACCTGGACAATCTTAAAACCGCGATCTCGCATGAACTGAAACCACTTAACAACGTCAGATACCTCAACTGTTGGAGTATTTGACATTGTAAGCCATCCGTCATCCGCCCATCCAAAAAGCGGAATTCCGTCCTCGTCCGCCTTCTTAGCGGCATTCACCACCGGAAAGAAAGCGTGAGTGATAATGATATCCACATCCTCCTGATCGTAATGCCCGAAGAGTGCAGCGGCGGTCAGATCGTGGAGCTTGGAGAGGTCTGCGCCTCCGTACCAGTCTATCGGTAGTTTTGCCAGTTCCTCGAGCGTCCAACTGTAATTCTTGTCAGACTTACGGAACTCCTCGATATTGAAGTATGCCTTCATTGCTGTCGTGTAGACGTTCAGCGAACGGGAAAGGAAGTCCTTTCTCTGCTGCGGATCATTCTGCGCCTGAAGCGCATCGTTCATCAGATCTTCAGGACGGATCGTCACTCCGTAGCTCGGATTAGCTTTCTCATGCTGGATGGGATTGAGATAATCCACATCACCATTCTCATCTTGATCAGCTCTGGAGATGAATACAAAAAGCGAATCATCCTTCACAGTTCCATTGACAATCTTAATGCCATATTCTTGCCGCCGGTAACAAAAGCTGTTCATGTTATCTCCGGCGGTAGTAATACCAATCATCAGCTTGTTGGTGTAGGCCTTCATGGCCTCCTTAAAACGGTTATACTGTGCCGCCTTCTTGAATGCATGAATCTCGTCAGCAATTGCAATATTGCAGTTAAATGAATCCTGCACATCCGGATTGGCAGCAACGGCCTCGATGTAGACCGAGCCTCCGGAACTCCACTCCCGCTGCATGGAGTGCTCCTGATTATTATTCCGCACCCGGAATTGGTCTATCATCTTCTGACGTTTCAGTGTGTATACAATATTCTCGAATGACTGGCTCGCCTGCTTAAGAGATGCAGCGGTGATGTAGATCTTGGAACCGCTCTGCCTCTCCAGTAATGCAAGCGCAAAGGCAAGTGCTGCAATAAATGCTGTCTTGCCGTTCTTCCGTGGGACTTCAATGAATCCCTCTTTGAATCTTCTCTCATTCGTTCCCTTGAAATAAAAACCAACAAGGTTATACACGATAAATACTTGCCACGGCTGAAGAACCAGCGGCTTTCCAACGAGTGACTTGCCATTGATGTCCTCGCCCTGTTTATGGACAATCACTCCCTCAATAATGCCGATCACGAAATCCGGATCTATCGGTCTTAGTTCCAGATCGTCACGCTTTAGATCATCCAGAAATCGCTGGCAGGCAAGCACAACCTCTTTCCCGGCAAGCTTCTTTCCGGACACAACCTCATTGGCATAATTGACAGCTATTGACTTGTAGGATTTGGCCATTTAATCACCGCCCAAGCTTAGCAAGCACCTTGTTCAATGGATCCTCCTTATCCTCTTTCACTACGGAGTCCGTGATGGCTTTTAATCCGCGAGCCGTAAGCCCCATCTCTTTCCAGTAAGACAGAGCCTGGTTGTTCAGGTCGCACCAAGTTACAAAAAGCGGATTCTTAGCACTGTTGACCGCGCCTCGATCACTTATCCTCTCGACAATATAATGCTTGCCTTCTTCTTCAAACTGCCCCCAAACCAAATCGCGCTGCTCCAAAATCACAGCAAGCGATTCGATTACCGGCTTGAAAGCCTTATTCATCGTGCCGGCTTCCTTGCAGCATTTCTCAATCTGTTTTTTCCATACTGCCGCACTGCTCATTGGGGATACCACCTCCGTCAACCCCGCGCTATTGGAAAAAGCCCCTCGCCCCGTTGTTCCATTTTGCAAAAATCACGCATTGCGTGGCGGCGGGGTACCCTCCGCGCAAATTTTTACGGCCTCAGGTCCCAGCTTCCCGGCATCCAAAGAACCTCACCCTCCGCTCGAATACCATTGATGTCCTCCCACACCATGAGCCCGCACGTCCGGCAGAACCGGCAGACCATCCGGTCTTCCCGTCCATCAACAAGTACGTCATACCATCCCGGTGTTGTCGGGAATCCTTTGATGTATGCTGGTCTGCTGTTGTCGAGTAATCCGCTCACGTAGCTTCTCCCCTGTTACTGATAACTCATGCGTGTCCCTGTCATGCATAGCATTGTGACATTGCTGGCAGAGGCTGATGCAGTTCCATGGCGTGTATGCCATCTCCGGGTAATGTTCAACAGGATTGATGTGGTGAACATGCTGAGCTTCCCGGAGCCGCCCATACCGTCTGCACTCCTGACACTGGTACTTATCCCTGCGGAGTATAGACTTTCTAAAAGTTTCCCATCGTTTAGTATCGTATATCATATGGCATTACAAAAGGGAGACGGCACAGTGTCCGCCTCCCATTACGAGAAAGGTAGTTCAATTGGATGTTTCCACTCCATCATAATAACACATTTTTTGTGTCGGTTATATGTCGGTAAATTATTTCTTCCAGCCATGAATCGTGGCTTCGTGATCAAAGTACTGCAGCGCCTCATCCTTAAGATGGTATATCCGTGACGGTTCGCTATGTCCGAGCCGGAGAGATATTTCCACAAGGTTAAGTCCTTCGATATAGTGGAGCATCAGAAATGTTTTCCGGTTTCCATCCTTGAGCGACATGATCCGATTGATAGCTATATCCTGCTTACGCCACAACTCATCACGCTTATCAAATAACGCTTCCTGGATCTCGCCATATCTTTCCAGCGCGCGTATCACCCTCTTTTCCAGCGCATCGCCGCGAGGAGATGTCTGCACTCTTTCGCCGATCCCGCCTCCGCCATATGAGATCATCTCATCCTGTATCTCTGCAAGCCGCACATTGTAGACGCTGATCCACTGCTTAAGGCTTAGTATCCCGTTAAGGTACGCCTCAGCCCAGGATATCTTTTTGCTTTTTCTTTGCTCCAATCCTACCACCTCCCATAATCGAACTGCTGCCCCGCTGCACGCATTGGATCCTCACGCTTAGGATCACCCGGCTCAAACAGCTTGCATCCCGGTCCCGGTCCGCGTGTATCGACTATCTCCCCATTGATGCGCTTGAGACATGACTCCTTGCGTATAAGCGCATATTCACAACACCACCGGTGTTCTCTTGGCTTACGCTTGACAACTTTATCGTAAGCTGTTTCGGCATGCAGATTATCAGCGACTGTCCGATACTTGCACTTAGAACAGTACTTGTTAATATCATGCTCCGGCACAAACGCCTGCATGCGCTTCTTTCGAGCCTTTTCAATCTTAGCTTTGTTAATCTCGCTCTTATCCTTATACCGCATGTTCACTGTTATCCACCTCCATGATCACGCGGATCGCATCTGATACGCCGCGCTTGTATGCCGGATCAAACTGATACTTGTGATTGGTCTGCTCCCGGATCTGCGTAATGAGGTGGTCATAATCCGGCTGCCTTACCTCATCCTCATCAGTACCAAGGATATACTTGAGATCTATGATCTCGCGCTTGATCATCTCGAGCTTATGCTTGTAATATGGGCCTGAGCCCCACCGGTCATATATGTCCATCTGATCTACAATCTTCTGCTCCTGAAGTATCAGTTGATGGAGTGTCCGCTCCACTCGGTCTTTCATAGTGTTCATTGTTATCCCTCCCATTGGCAGCCATAAGCGCCATAAGCGTGATGCCTGTTAAGCATCCAAGAAAAAATGTTATAAGGTACATCCACCACATGTCCACCTCCTATCCCTGATAGGCGTCAAGGTCGCACCATGCATGTACTGTCAGCTCCTGGAAGTCATACTCATATGACAGCCATCCGCACTCATCATCCGCATACTCCAACGGAATGACAGCACGCTCAAAGATACAACCATTTGCCTTTCCGCTTACTGTGCATATGACTGACGTCCCGCTTTCCGGAAGCTTCTCCTTTGGCGTGTACCATGTTACAATTACTTGTCTTTCAATCATCATCTACCCTTATCCTCCTGTATGGGGTTTTAGCGATACGCCCGTGCTCATAGTGACTAAGGCTTGAGTATATCGTCATCGCCTTAACTCCGCACATCTTAGCGAGCTTGTCGGCGCTATCAGCCACGGCCTCAGGCAACTCATACTCATCAGTTGTCACCCTCATCCACAGATACATCTTCTACATCATCCTCCTCAGGGCTATCTAAAATTTCGATTACTTCCCGGATCTGCTCCATTCTCTTTCGCTCTGCCCATATCTCAGCCTCGCACTGTGCCATCATTCATCCTCCCCGTCATACTTAAACCATCCCATAGGGACAAGCTTGTCGACCTGTATTCCACATGCGTTAAGATTCTGCTTTGTAATCTCCACCGCTGACTCGATGATCTTGGGTGTGATCTTGTCTGTGCCGTGTACGGTCATTTCCATGGAGCCCTCGCCATTCTCCGGCTTGCCTTGGTTCTTGCCTTTGTAAGCATATGTAAATAGGTATTTCATTCATCATCCTCCCATCTATCCAACTCTGCCTTGCTCCACGGCTTGCCCTTCAGCCACAGTTCCACATTTCTCGCCACATTCGGGAATCTCATACTCTCCACACAGTTATTCCCTGTGCCTTTCCCTGCTCCGTTCTCCCGGAAGTAATATATCGAACATTCCTTGTGGCAGATCGTGTTAGTGCATTTATTCCCTAACTTTTCAAGCTTAGTCATCCGTCCACCTCCCTTTGCATCAGTTCCCGCCAACTTTCCTTCGGATCAAACAGATCAAAGTCTGTTTCTTTCGCATATTGACCATGCCCAAATCGCCATTTGCACCCATAACACAGATTGCCTTGTATCGCATAAGACCGGCAGAACGGACATTTGTTGTATTTCCGAAGAAACTGGTCAAGTGTCATCTGTTGGAACCTCCCGTTCTACATAAAACAAATTATTCGATTCAAAGACCGGAAGTTCATCAAATCTGCCTTCCGCTTCTCCTGGCGAATGAATCGCCCCGTTCTTTGCGTGTTCCGGATCTGTAGTATGATTGCAAAACTTCCCGCATGAACGGCTGTTCCTGCACTCTTTCTGTTTGTCGCACAAATACACCATAATGCTATGTACAATCATTCTTCTTCAGCTCCCTTCCGTCAGCACCCGCAATCTCTGCACCCTGTATCCTGGACAGATCCGATTTCCACGTGCCTGTCCGCATAGTCCTTGCCTTTCTCAATCAGGTACATAGTCCACAGAAGGCCTTTTATAACTCCATCGGTATCCGGGCCTTCATAGCTGTTTATCTTCTCTTTAATCTGCAGGATCAATTCCCGCTGCTCTGCTTTATCAATCATTTTTATTCATATCCTCCTTGATGTGGTCAATCACGGTATCCAGATCCTCAAGGAATAGCAGGATTGCCCTTGCTGCATGAGCCACCTGGGCAGGTCGCTTGTTTCTGACCTCATCCTGCAATGTATTAGCTTTGTGTGCAATCTTTTCCCAGATCACTTCCGCGTCACGGATAGTTGCCCCTTCATTCAGGCTTTTCTCCACAATATCGCTATTACTGATGCTTTCGGTTGTATCCCGCTGCCCTGTCAGATCTTCCTCTGCAGCTTCCGGCTCCTTTGCCGCCGCTGCCGGGGTCTCTTTCTCCTGCTCTTCCGCTGCCGGGGTCTCTTTTTCCTGTTCTTCCGCTGCCAGCGCCTCTTTCCGGATCTCCTGTTCTTCTGCTGCCGGTTCTTCCTGTCGAGCCTCCACTGTGAGTTGCGCCGGCGCAACTTCCGGTTCCGGCATGAAGGTTTCTTTCTCTTCCGGCTTCTCATTCTGGGATTCCGGTGCGGGTTCCTTCTTCGGTGATGCTTTCGGTGCGGCGGCCGCCCGCTTCGCAACCGTGGATACTTTCGGTTGCGCCGGCGCAACTTTTTCTTTTTCTTCTTTCTGCGGAAGATCCTCCCCATATAGCCGCTGCCATGCCGCCTCTGCGCTTTCAGAGCCGTTGATCATCCACTTGAACAGGATTTCCAGAAGCTGCTCATATGGGAATTCTGTTTTTTTGTCGGTCCGGATCTCCGTTAATGTCAGTGATGCCTCGTTGCCGCTGATCCATATGCCGCCTACTCCCTTCACCCGTGTTTCAAAGAGTCCGTAGCCTGCAGGAAAGAGCAATTCCTTCAAGCGCTTGATCTTGTCATCCTGGATATCTTCCTGTGTCTTACAAATATCGTACAGAGCACGGAAGGTGTCCGGAAGGGTCTTAAAAAGGGATTCCAATGCCTTTTCAAAAATACCGGTCGGAGAGTCCGGGACAGGATTCTCTACCCTCTCCATGTAAAGTTCAATTTCCGATGTCTTTTCTTCTTCTTTGACGGCCTCCTTAATCTCCCGGATCTCTTCCCTTGTCATTTCAAGAGATACTTCTTCGATCAGACTGTCCGGGAGAGTCAGCATCTCGGCCAGCTTGGTATATCCGAAGCCCTGATACTCCTTTTTAAGGAATTCGCTGTTTCCCTCTTCGCTGTACTTATCATTGATCGCTATATATCTCGATACCACATCCTTGGACAGGCCGTATTCAGCCCTTGCAAAATCCGCAAGGCTACGGTACCCGCTCTCTTTCAAGATATCCGTATCCCGTGCTTTTTTCAGGAGATAGCCGATTCTTACAAAGCTTTCAGCCGATGCGGTCAGTTCCTTACCCAGTGTATCCCGGAATGCGTTATAGTCCGTGATCTCTGCAAGCTGTACTTTTACGATGTCAAACATGATATATCCTCCTTCTTATGAACCTACTGCGAGGAAATCCGCTTCCAGCACATCCGCAAGAAGCTTCCCTGCCAGTGGCCCATGCCATATCTTTTTCTGTTCTTTCCTGATCTGCCGATAGCCTTCCTTGCGCTTTCGGTCACTGGCGGCTGCAAGCTTCTTTTCTTCGGCCGTCATCATCTTCCGAACCCTCTTTTGCCACTTCTGCAGAAATGGGATCGCATCCTCCAGGTCTTTCTTCTGCCGGTCTCCTGTTGTTCTTTTCTGCCGAATATTTCCGCCCGGCTCGATCTCCAGTGTGTACCACGGCTGATCAGGAGCTGTTTTACGCCTGAGAAACATGAGGAATGTCTCCTTCTGGCTGATCCTGTCAAAGTATATGTCCGAGCGATGCACGCAGTGGTTGAGGGAGATTCCTTCGGCCACTATATCATCTATCTTTTTCGGTGCCACGATGCAGTATGCTCCCGCTGCATATTCATACTTCTGTATGGATTCCATACTCTTCTCCGCCTTTGGGAATTTCTTTCGGATCTTCACAGCCTCTTCCCGGATCTCCTCATTCTTCAGAAGTGAGATGCAGCGGTTGTGAGCCGCTTCCACATCCTTCGGCTTCCATATCTGCTCCGAGCTCAGGTTCATCTTCAGGTTTTTGGCCATCGAAATATAGTCTATCCATTGCCGTATGATCGTATGATATCCGTTGCTCGATATATCATGCTGCTTCTTCAGATACGCCCATACTCTTACCGGCGTTTGAAAGTATTTCATCAGCCTCTGCATCTCCCACCCGGACAGCTGGAGTGTTGTGTTCTCAAAGAACTCAAACATTTCATCCGGCCAGACAGTGTTCTGACGCTTCTCCTCCTGAAGATATCGTAATGTGATCCCTTTCCCCTTCATTTCTCTCAGTCTGGCCATCCGGGCCTTGTCGATCTTTAAGGCCTTATGCAGCTCTCGTTCCTCCACGTCTATATCGAGGGACTCCGTGGATCTTCCTCCGATCACATCCCGGGCGAGCTCTATCAATCCTGCCTTGCAAAGCTTTTCGAGAAAAGGTGTCCCTTTTATGACACATCTCCTGAATGAAACCTTCCGGTAGAGATATGGTGCACAGTGACGGGACATCTTCTGACTGATCTCCAGTTCTACCTCTTTCAGGTTTTTGGGATAAAGCATCCCACTCTCTTCAGTAAGATATGTTTCGCGTCTTTTAACCCACCGCATCACTCTCTGCTTGTAATTATCCCAGACATACTCGCCATAGTTTTTTTCGTCTCGCCACAGGACACGACGTGTCTCAGTAATACACTCATCTCTGCTTGCCGGATCTATCCTGCCGGTCAAGGCGGACCTGCGAAAGGATCTTTTGACGAAAAATTGCCTCTCAACAACTCCTCCGCCGTTCAGTATCTGCATCAGCCTGACGGTATGGCCTTCCTCGTAGACCACATGCATCCTTCCGTCGGAGATTTGTGTACACATTTTCCCGCACTTTGGGCATGTGCCGTTTTCACCGTGCCTTAATGGCTTTTCCATCAAAACCTCATCCTCACAGATCGTACAGTATCCCGCTTTCTGCTTTCCTTTGTTCGGATGAAAAATGATAAATCCATATGGATTTCCGTCATGATGTGCCCAATAAAGAAAATCTTTGGGAGTTTCCGGTACATATGACATCTCCCGATCCCACGGTTCACACTCCAACTTCTCTTTCCTTTGTCTCCGATCGTCAAGGATCTTCTGCTGCCACCTCTGGATATCCCGAAATGCATTCTCGCGCAAATCGATCCCTTTTTCCTTTAGTTTTTTTTGATCTTTGGGCGAAATAAAACATG